CTTGCGTAGGTGGCATGGACTAGCGTAGGTAGTTAGCATAACCCAGTCGCCAGTACCTTCATCGCTGTGTAAAGCGTAGTTCTTACCTAAACCAGCTATGAAACCCTCTGCCATTTTTAAGGCAGCATAGTTATCAAACCAGTACGCGTATTGCCAGGTAAATAATGGGTTTGGTTCAAAACGGTCAGCTTGTTTTTGCCAGTCGTTGTTTTGCCATTCCATTGAATTGATCCATAGCTGTTCAAAATCAGCAGCCTTGAGGTCTATCTGTATCTTCATGTGTAGCCCTACTTCCTGCGCCAGTCGGTCTGGCACGAGAGAAGTATTGCATCTGTGTACGACTTTGTGGATAGTTTTGGGGCGTATTTGTATAACGATTTGGTAACGTTTTACCCGTAATACCTGCCCAGTGCGGTAAATGAGCCATCCTTTGGATCGATAGGCACTAACGTAGGTGTTAGCGTCTTACCTGCGGCTTCGAGTATAACATAGCCGTTCTGCCAATTCGCGCTGTTATAGCGAATATAGCCCGCTTTCTTGCGGTCCATTAGGTTCCCAGCCTCTACCCCATACAAGGCCCTGTGGTGGCCGTTTACGCCCTCTGTGTAGGCAGACATGCCCAGCCTGTGCGAATGTCCAGCCAAAACTGATTTACCGAACTTTTTAGCCAGGTTTAGAGCTGTGATACCTGCGTGCTGGCTCATACTTCCTTCATCGCCATGGCAGAGTACCCAATCAGGGTGGAACTCATAGGCCTTGCGATGGTAGGTCATACCCATATCGGCAAACCCCATAAAGGCTGGGTATTGCAGTTCAGGTAAGTTGATTAAGCCAGGGACTTTTAGAAGAGTATTATATAAGCGATCAGTATGATTGCTGCGGATAATGTGCATTTCTGGACTGTACTCACCGATATCCCAGAGTATCTGCTTACATAGCTCACGATCAGCGTGTAAATCCTCGCTATAAGCCAGAGGTGTGCCTTCGCTCCATTTACTAATCGACTGAAAGTCAATCTCATCACCAACCACCAATACAGAGTCAAACTTTTCTCGCCTTGCTAACTTGATTACGTTGCGCACCGCAGAGTCCAACTGATACGGTACCTGTAAATCTGAGATTACAAGCCAACGCTTAATCTTCACCCTCTTCAGTAGGATCGATACTAGGTATGATTCCGCCATCACCTATCACCCAGTCGGGCATGGTTGCCCTATCTGATACAAAGTACAGCGCACAACTCTCGCTGAATCCTGCCTTGCGTGCAGCCTTGTAGATCTCGTTCATAGCAATATAATGCTGGTCTATTTTAGACAAAGGTTCTGGCGACTTGCGTACTACGCGTTTATTTATCTTCTTACGCCTGCGCCTAGTGTCAGCCATGCAGTTATTGTCGCTTACACATTAGAGAATATAGATCATCAACACGCTGTTCTAGCCGAGTTAATTGATCCTTCATACTGGACCCACTATTGGGCTTCAGTTCTTGTAAGTAAGACTTAATAACCCAGCGCAGAGCCACTAATAAACTTGTTAATACGGCGCATGCGCCAACGGCTAAAGCGACCCACTCGTTCGGGCTCATGCTTCATTGGCACCGATAACATCGGATTTGTCTAAAGCCCTTGCTGCTGGTCCTGCTAGTGCTGCAACAATCACAGACAGCGCAGGGTCTAGTCCTAGCTCATTACTGGCTAAGAATGATAACAAAGATACCAATACGCCACGTGCGTAGGATTTTAGTATCGCTTTCTGCTTCTTGCTTATCTTCATATTTTGCCTCCCAGTAGTGGTATATCAAACGGCTTAGAGTCTTTATCACCTAACTTAGTAAAACTAATATGGATGTGTTTTGTGTGTTTGTTATAGCCCTTATATTTACGCCATTTAAAGTTGAGTATCTTGCTAGCAATCATGCCGTTGTGTATTACGTAAGAAATGCGTTTATCGGTCTTGCCGCATATTCTGATCTGGTCAGCCAAATATACTGAGATCCCTTCGGATGTATCCAGGCGAGAATCAACATCAATGGCTCGTACACACCCACTTGAGTCTGGATTATGATCCGATTTTCTGGCGGCATGACGAGCATCGCCCAACCATCCGCTATTGGAAGTGCGACGATCTGGGTACCAGGTATCAATTTGATCCCGTAATTGCACGCCAGCTGCACATAACCATGGTTTCATTTGCCACACTTCCTCAAGATTGTGCCGTTAGCCTAGTAGTAGCCTTGCCTCATCCTCTGTAATTCCTAGCCGTTCTAGCAGGGCTGCTTTCTTAGCAGCCTTTGCAGCAGCCTCAGTTATCTCATCTGCCTTTACTTCTTCAATAGCAGCATCTATCTCTTTTTGTGTAGGTGCTTTACCTTCTAATACATCCCATTTAATAGTAGAGTAATCATTATTTGTGATTGAAAACTCTGAATTAGGTTTTAACTTACGAATTGCTGCTACTAAATAATTATTCATTATGCACCTATTTCCATCATAATTAAAGTTGATGTTTGCACGCTTTCATTTTGAAAAGTAACGTTTTGACTGTTTGCAGTTGAGTTTGTTTGTGCTTGAGTTTTGTAAATCACTGCACTTGTTGTTGCAGGACTGTCTAAATAAACTAAATTATTCAAGCATCGCATTTGTGAAACAGTTCCAAATCTCCATAATTCATTATTAGATGGAGTTGGAGTATAAACAAAAGAAAATGCACCACCACCAATATTTCTTGCTAATTTCCAACCCATTGCAAAATTTCCAGAATCAGGACTATTAAAAACACCAAATCCTTGTGTTGCCATAACTAATATTTTTGATGTGTTTAAAGTTGGTGTTATTGTGCCAGTCAATCCAGTATCGGTATAACTTGTACTTGCAATTTGAGTTGATGTTGCAGTTGTTGCTTGCACTACTTGCAAAACTTTACCGCCGCCAGCAGGTGAAGCCCATTTTAATCCAGTAGCCTCTGCGCTATCAGCTGTAAGAATAGTATTGTTCGCACCTACAGTTAATTTAGCGAAAGTATCTGCACCAGTACCAACAACTAAATCACCTTTAGCATCAATAGCTGTGGCCATAGAGTTAGTAACCGTAACCGTGCCAGAAGTACCGCCGCCTGATATACCTATACCAGCGGTTACGCCTTCAATATCACCTGTTGCACCTGACGCTACCCAAGCTGCGCCATCGTAATACCATAGAGAATTATTATCTTTAGTGAATGCAAAGTTGCCTTCCTGCGGTGAGGTTACGGCTGCATCTCTAGCTGTTGCAGTAGCGAACACCCAGATATTTTGCATTAAATAACCATCAACATCTGCGGCGGTGAGAACCTCGCCTGTAGTGAAGTCCTTAAATCCTAATCCTGCTGCCATCTTTACTCCTTAATAACTGAGGACATTATAGTCTAAAGTCCCATAAATCGTATCATTTAGGATAAATGCGTCGATAACGGGTTCTAGTGTTGTAAAAGTAGTGCGCCAACTATTCGGTGTTATATTCATACGTACACCGAAAATCTGCAATGTTTTCTCTAAGGTAGAGCCGCCTGGCTGGGTAGTAATTACCTTTATGGGATCAAAGAAGTCTAGGTCTAGGGCTGCAATTATGCCTGTGTTGTAATTGTTTGTGTATAGGTCAAGCACTATTGAGTCCACTCGGATAGTTGTTTCTGCTCGGCTAGCGACATAAGCCTGGGCGTAATCTAGTGCTACCGCGTCGCTCTGCATAAGTAGGTTGTCTAAGAAGTAGCTGTGTAGGAAGTATTTATCAATGCTGGCTTGATTTAAGGCTACCTGAGCGCTGCCCCCAGATCTTGTAATCGTGGCTTTGTTAAATATAAGCACATCGTTAAGAATCCAGCTAGCATCAAAATAAACTATACCCGTGCCGTTATCTGCAAAGATTGTGGGTGTGCCGCCAATAGACCCAGCGGTTACGGCTCTGTCCTGGAATACAAATGATCCGCTGGCGTCTACGTATAAAGCGCCGTATTCTGACGTGGCAACGGTAGTTAAGGCCGCTAAGGCTGTTCTGTTGGTGCCAGGATCGTTCTGGAGCGTAGTGAGCCCTGCGTCGACGTCACGCATGGTTGCTGGCCAATCTATCTCGTTCAGAATCTGATTGATACGGGTTCCACTTAGATTTCCAGCGCTGGCACCTGTAACCGTACTGATCTGGGCTACCTGGGCCAACCTGAATGCATCCACTGCCTGGATAGTTGTAATGGCTACCGTATCGTCGGACTCGCCAGGGTAGGTAGTCACGTAGCTTGTAATAAACCCTGAGAATATAGGATAAATAACGCTGCCATAAGTTGCGGTAATCTGCACCTTCTTCATAGGTGTTAATAAATTATAATACGGTCCGCTGACGTTCTGAGGATTAAAGTCGCCATTTTGATCTACAATGCGCAAGGTGAGTGAGCCTGTTTGGAATTGATCTGATAATGCAGTACGGCCTCGGTTAGTTTCTATGCGGTTAATTTTATTTGATACGTCTACAATTACCGATGCTGAATCGGCTAATATGTTTGTATCTAATATTCCTGATCCCAAAATAAGCGCCTGAGCAAAACTAGGCCCAGTGCTAAAGTTAATTACAGCGTTAACCACTGGTACTGTCATTCTGGCAAGCCACCATTAGGGGCGGTGCTATACCCACTACGGCCAGCAACTTGAATGCTCTCGGCTACCAACTGTGCAAACTTATCACCAGACGGTGTGTCAATTCTTACGTTTACATCTACGGATCTATTGCCAGATTCCCTCGCTCTCTCAGTTGCTATTTGTGACACATTCATACCTGAATAAGAGGCTGTGCCTACTAGTTGAGTTGCTAGATCTTGGAAGTATTCTGCTCCTAAAGGAATAGTTACGCCGCCGCCGCCATCATCGCCGCCGCCTTTAGTTATTTTACCTACTCCACCTAAAGAAGCTATGAGTGCGGCTATCTG